CGGGGTTGGCAACAAGCTCCGACTTCATCGCCTCCAGCGAAACCGAGGATTCCACCACCGCCAGCGTGTCCACCACCGGGGCCGTTCGGGCGACACATTTGTCCGCCTTCCGGCACCAGTTGCAGTATTCACACGGGGTCGGCACCTTGGCCGGGTCGTTCACCGCCGCCAGCACTCCGCCCACGATCTCCTCGGCCTGCTCGTAGGTGAAATGGTATTCGACAACCTCGCGCTGGTCGCAAAAGACCATGTAGGTCGTCCACTCCTGCGCGAAATCGCGCTCCATATTGCCGAGCGAGTAGGCTGCGGCCTGCTCCAGATACGAGCGTAGAGAACCCGACTTCAAATCCCATGATGTTAAGATCGCCGCTGCGCGAGAATCCTCGGTTCCCTCATGCTCCATGCCCGGGGTCTTGACCTTGAGCTTGGCCTCGTCAGCTTCAATGGGAGCGCCGTCCGCAAGTTCGCGAACCTTGGCAACCGCCCACGCTACCGATTCCAGTTCATCCGAGGATAATTCCACCGCGACCGGCTGCGCCATGAGCATCGCCCGGAACGCCGCATCGAGGCGTGTCCCGCGCTCCGCCGCTGGGCCTGCCACGGGATTGCTCTCGTAGCAGGCGCATTGAGCCAGTTTTGGAAGGGCCGAGTGTCTGATGGCACTCATTATGCCGCCTCCTTCACTTGAGCCGCATTGACCGCTGCGAGGAACTTGGCGGTATTAGCCAAAACCCGCTTGCGGTAGTTCTCATCGGTGATGTCGCGGAAGGTTTGCCCCTCGGCGATCTGCCCCTTGGACAGCAGGAACGCATTCACCGCTGCCTCGGCCTCGACGATCTCGGCGGGCCATGCCGCGATCTCAACCGGCGCTTCCACGACCGGCTCCGCCACAATCTCCACGACCTCGGCGACCGGCGCTTTCTCCACGCGCACCTTCTCAAACGCCGCAGCGTTTTTCGCAATGTCGCGAGCCTCGTCCTCATCGGTGATCCCGCTGATTCCAAACGCCACGCGCACCGCTTCCTTCACGGCCTTGTGGCGAAGCATCCGGCGAGGGAATTGACGCCACGGCTCCGTGGGGCGGAAGCACTCCGCGAAATACTCGGTCACCTTGGTCGCATGAGTGCGATCCTTGCGGTAGACCACCGCCGTGACCGAGGCGGGCTTGCCGTCCGGGCCGTCCTCGAAATGAAACTCGATGCCGTCAAACTGCGGTTGCGAGTTCAGAATGTGCAGCCACCCGTCCACCGAGACGACCGGCGTGATGCCGCCCTTGGAAGGGAAGGCATAGATTTGTTTGGTCAGCGGATCAAGACCGTAGCGGTTGCTCACGGCGACCAGCGCCAGCATTTCCTCGTTGCTCGCGCCCTTGAAACAGGTCGCTTTCAGCGTATCGAGGAGTTTGTTCGGATCGACGCTCAAGCGCCCCGCCATGATAGCCAGCGCCGAGGATTTAGGTTGCGTGTTGACTTGTGTTGTCAGTTGTGTGTTACTCATTTTGTTTTACTACTTTTCTTGTGGTTTAACTTGCCCCGTGGGATTGCCGTCCTTCGGGGCGCTTTCTTGTGGTGAGGACGATCAGTCCTCAAAATCTTCCCATTCCGCCCACCTGCGGCGGCGTTCTTGGAGGTCGCGCATCCGGCGAAACATATTTCGCTGGCCGAGGTTGTAGCTGGCGAGGCAGCTACCGAGGGTGATGACCGCCAGCAGGATTCCTTCAAAGGCGCTCATCGGGAGAGCCTCCAAGTAAAGACCGCCAGCATCACAACCGGCGAAATCATCCAGATGAAGTCGAAGGCATACCCAATGCATCGAAGAATCGTTTCCATTATGCTGCCCTCCGGTTGGTGCTGCTGCGGCGGCGATCCGCCCACCACTTCTCCAGCGATGGGCGAAGGATCAGCCAACCGCCCTTGTTTCCTCGCGGCTTTTCAGCCGTGAACGCTCCCATCCTGCAAAACAGCCGGATGGTGAATGGCGCGTAGCCTGTCAGTTCCGCCGCTTCATCTACATTGATCATTATGTTCATGGGTTACTAAAACCTTTCGCAATAAAAACTTGCTTATAGTGCGCTTGCTTTATATAAATCTGCACCCTTGGAGGTTACTAAAACCTTTTCCAAAAAAAACTCGACCTGCCTGCTGGTTGGTCTTTTTCCGGCCCGAGCCTCAACCCTTACTCTTGCGACGAGTTCTCTTGGTAGCCACACGGCCAATAGCTCTTTTGGTTGCTTCGGCGATAGCGAGGTAGTCTTCCGGCGCGAGGGTCGTTTGGCGAGTGGCATGAGTTAGGACTTCTTCAATGAAAGCTGTAATTGTCAGCCCACGGGATTTCGCAGCCTTGCGAACCCGTGCCGCCAAAGTGCGAGGGATGTAAAATCCGATCACTTCTTTATCTGCGGAATGTTGGTTTGGCATGACGGTGAAGACTCCTAGCCGAGGTTACTAAAACCACACAAGAATTATTTTTCAATGGGGTGATCACCTACCATAAAAAAACACTTGACATCGGCTTGCAGACTGGGTTTGCGGGCGAAATTATTTTTTCGGGCCTCGCGTTTTTTTTGCCCGATTTTCCAAAACTCTCGCGATGACTTTCTCGCGATTTCGCTGATACCAATCCGCCTTGCGGTCGCGCTCCGCCGACTTGAATTTTTCGTCGGTGGCATACTTGCGCCGGTATTGGCGGGCCATGAATTTTTTCTGCTTGGGCTTGCTCGCGTATGGCATGGTCAAATCCTCCAGAACGCCTTCCAATCGGCTCGGGCAGCGGGAACCGCGTAAACTCGCAGCACCATCGCGGTCGAAGTGTGTCCCATTTGGTAGGCAGTCAACCCAGCATTCCCGCAGCGCCCGAGGTGGTATGTCGCGAACGAATGCCGCAGCGCGTTGTCCGGCCAACCCTCCCAGCCAAGCGCCAACGCCACCTTTCGCCTGCGTTCATGCAGCGCCTCCACCGAGCCGGTCACGATCCGGCCCTTTTTACCCTCGAAAAATTTTCTCCGCTTCACCAACGGTTCGGTCATGTCCACGATTCGCTGAAGCATTCCATCGTGCTGCTTCGACACCTCCGGGCGAACATGGATTTGCTTGTTCTTACAATCGATGTCCTCCCAACTCATCCGGGCGACCTCCACCGTCCGCAGCCCCGCGAACCCGCCGAGCAAAACCAAAGCCTTCACATCATCGCTCATCGGCGCTTTGAGGAGCGCCTTCATTTGCGCCGGGGTGAGAATGTTTTTGCCGGGGGTTGCCCGAGGCGCTCGCAAACCATCCAGCGGTGATCTGTCGATGAACCGCATCCGGTAGCACCACCGGAAAAACATTCGCGCATACCGGAACCACATCGCTTTGCTCGTCTCCGTCCGCCCAAGTTCGCGTAGCCAGCGATCCACATCGAGCGGCATTACTTCATCCACCCGGCCTCGGAACTGACGCATGAGAGCGACCTGTGTTGCCGCCACCTTGTCCCGGTGGCTTTTGCTTTGCGCGTTCACGCTCCGCGCCCACAAGGTCGCCGCCTGCGCCACCGAAAGCCCAGCTTCCTCCTGCAATCCTTGCGTTCCCTTTTCCCGGATCAGCGTAACCATTCGCGCCCCTTCTTCAAAAGCCTCCGCCTCGCTGGCAAAGAACCGGCGAATTTTTTTTCCAGCAAAGGACTGCTTGATCTCCAGCTTCCACGGCGAAGCCGGTCGTGCCGGGTAGGGCGACACAATAAATGGAGATTGGTTCATGTTGATTGGCGTTGTCCGTTGTTGTCCAAAAACTGCACTTGGACTGCAACAACACTCAATCAGAAGCAACAAAAAGCAACAACAAAAGATGCCCGTGGAATCAGTCTAGGAGTGGCTCCAGAGGCTTTGCTGGAGTGGCGGAAGGGGAGGGATTTGAACCCTCGGAGCGTTGCCGCTCGTTCGATTTCGAGTCGGACGGGTGACGCTTATATGCAACGACTTGCGTTGCTGTTGTCCTATGTTGTCCGCTCGACCGGCTTTATGCGGATGAAATTTCGGGCAAGACTCTTCGACCGGGTCTTGCGCCAGACACCGTCTCCTAGCTCGGAATCGCGATCTCCGCGACCGTTGGTGTTGCCTTCCAGAGTGACAATCTGCGATCCGCTTTCGGACTCGACGATGCCGACATGGGAGAAGTCAAAGACCACGATGTCACCGGGGCGTGCCATGTCGCGGTCGTGCAAAATAATTGTTGTGCGCGGGCGGCTCCGCGCCCATCCGATGAACCCGTAGGCGAGCGCCGTCTTCGGTCGCCATTCTTCCGGCGTGGAGGATTGTAGGTTGAGCCACGCCACGACCTCCGGGGTCATCAGCCACTCGCGAAGGCAATGGCAAACAAAAGCTGCACACCAAGGCCACGCACCGGGCGCGAGGTTGGTCGCCTCTTGGTAATCGCGAATGCGGTCGCCGTTATTGTTGCCGCCTTCCTCTCGGACTCCGACTTCCTTGGCGGCGATTTGCGCGAGAAACTTGGTCATTTATCCTTGAGGACTTTTGACTCGCCAAATTTAGACCAGGCATAGGCGAGCGAGTCGTTGCCGGGGAGGTCGGGATTTGTGACCGGCAGGTATTTCACCGAGACGCTGACCTGCACATTGCCAAGCTCCCCTTGCCGGTCGCCGAATGGCGGAACAGGGATCGACACGCATGAAGTCAAAAACGCAAGGGCGAGAAATATCCACCCAAGCATGACCATCGCGGCGGCGATCCGACCCGGCGTCATTTCTCCTTGCGAAGTAAATTGATCAAGCCGACTGCGGACAATCCGACCGCCAAGATTCCCTCTTGAAGTTGGGGTTCCAGCTTCAAGCCAAGTGCAGTCAAAATTAAAATCGCGCCTCTCCAAGAACTTTGCTCCTGCGCCC